AAAGGATTTCGTCATGCAGAAGGTCCAGATGAACGGAATGCTCTTCCAGCGGCTTATGATGGCGCAGGAGATGGCCATGAAGATGGCAATGATGCTGGATCAGGCCACCGGCTCGCAGCTGGCACCGGCTGTCATGCAGCAGTTGGGAATGCAGGGAACGGACCCCGGCAGCGCCCTTCCCGGCAAGGCAGCAGCCAACAACCTGAACGCCCTCGGCGGCGGGAACGTCGGAGAGAGCAACATCACCCGGAGAGCCAGAACCAGAGCCGCACAGGCAACAGCACCGAGGTAGAGACATGATCACGACAAAGTTTGAGACTGAGGGCGACGCCCTGATTATGGACATGAAGGGGCACGCCTCCTTTGCGGAGATGGGGAAAGACCCGGTATGCGCGGGCGCTTCCATCCTCGCTATGACCGTAGCACAGTGCATCCGCAACATGGGAGACGAACGGAAGTTCCAGAAGCGGCCAACCATCCGCATTCAGAACGGGCGCGTCCTTGTGGTGTGCAAGCCGAAACCGGCCTACTACGCGGAAGCGCTGCATATCTACTACATGGGGGAAACCGGTATGCACCTGCTGGCCGAGAGTTACCCCGACAATGTATCTCTCACTCCGTTTGCAATGCCCGAGAAGGGCTGATAATAGCAAAGGCGTCGTCCACCTTACGGACAGGTTACGGGAATCGCCCACCCAGACGGGCAGGAGGTTTTTACCATGCGCAAACTCACACTTGCTCCGTTCTTCAACATCCAGCTCTTCGCCGAAGGCGGCGGGGCAGCGGCAGGTGGAGAAGGAGCGGCGGCAGCGGCACCTGTCGCAGCGCCGCAGCAACCGGGCGTTAAAAGCAATCCGCTTGCCGATGTACAGTACGGAAAGCAGGAAAGCGCTCCCGCCGCCGGGGAGAAAGGCAGCGCAGAGGAACGCAATTCACGTTTCGAGGAGCTGATCAAGGGAGAGTTTAAGGACCTCTACGACGCGAGAGTGCAGAACACCATCAGGGAACGCCTGAAGGGAAACGAGGCGACCGTACAGAAGTACAACGCCCTCGCCCCGGTGCTGGATCTTCTCGCAGGCAAGTACGGCGTGGAAGCTGACAACATTGAAGCCCTGTCGAAAGCCATTGAGGAAGACGAAACCTTCTATGAAGATGAAGCCCTCGAAAAGGGCCTGACTGTACAGCAGGTAAAAGAAATCCGCAAGATGCAGCGGGAAAACGCAGCGCTCAAGGCTCAGGTTGAGGAAAGATCGAGGAAGGAAAACGCCGATGCAACATATGCCGCATGGATGCAGCAGGCCGAGGCCCTGAAACAGGTCTACCCCTCTTTCGACTTTGCCACCGAAGCACAGAACGAGCAGTTCCGGCGTCTCCTGCAAAGCGGAATTCCCCTTCAGACCGCGTTTGAGGTTATCCACAAGGATGAAATCATCCCCGCAGCCATGCAGTACACGGCAAAGCAGGTTGAGGCCAAGGTTGCCAACAACGTGCGAGCCGGACAGAAACGCCCCGCAGAGGGCGCGGCAGGCGGCCGCAGCGCGGTACAGGTGAAGAGCGATCCGAGTAAGTTCACCAAGGCGGACATGGACGAGATTGCCCGCCGGGTAGCGAGAGGAGAAAGAATCGTTCTCTGATTCCTGCGCTCCTCTCGACAATCACACATTATGAGAGGAGAAAAACATGATTAAATTCCTTATTATTCTCGCATTTGTGGCCGTGCTGACCGCGTGCGTCCTGAACAGGCGCGGCGGCTATATCGGCGACTTCATTCAGCTGTTCGCGGTTCAGACCACGCTGCTGAATTCCACCGGGAACGATCTGTCCCCGGAAATGAAGACCTTCTATGACAAGGCTCTTCTGTACGCAGCGCAGGCACAGCTTGTGCATCACCAGTTCGGCCAGAAGCGGCCTATTCCGAAGAACGGCGGTAAAACGATTGAATTCCGCAAGTTCACGCCGCTGGCAAAGGCTCTGACGCCCCTTACCGAAGGCGTAACCCCGGCGGGCAACCAGCTCGACGTGACTGCGATCACCGCCACCGTCAGCCAGTACGGCGACTTCATTGCCCTGTCTGACGTTCTGGAACTGACCGCGATTGACAACGTAGTGCTGGAAACCACCAAGCTTCTCGGCGATCAGGCGGGCCTGACGATGGATACCATCGTGCGTGATATCCTTGTTGCGGGCACCAACGTCATGTACGCCCCGAAGATCAACGCCTCCACCGGAGCCGAGACCGCCGTCACCAGCCGCGCCAACCTCGACGCGACCGCAGTTCTGACGGTTGATCTGGTGCAGCAGGTTGTCGCCCGCCTCCGTGCGGTCAACACCCCGCGTATCAACGGCAGCTATGTGGCGATCATCCACCCGTTCGCCGAGTATGATATCATGCGTGATCCTGAGTGGATTGATCCGCACAAGTACAAGGACACCACGAACCTGTACGAGGGCGAGATCGGCATGATTTCCGGCGTGCGCTTTGTGGAGAGCACCGAGGCGAAGATCTGGCGCGGAACCGGATGCCCGAGCGGCCTTTCCGTCTTCGGCACCCTGTTCTTCGGCGAGAACGCCTACGGCGTCACCGATGTTGAGGGCGGCGGCCTTCAGACCATCGTGAAGCAGAAAGGCTCTGCCGGTACTGCTGACCCGCTGGATCAGCGCAGCTCTGTTGGCTGGAAGGCCATTGAGACCGCTGAAATCCTCATGCAGCCGTACATGATCCGCGTGGAGCATTGCTCCAGCCGCTGGTCCGCGACCGTAGAGGCCAACTAAGCAGCGAGGGGGAGAGGGGTTTCCCCTCTTCCCTTTTCGTATTTATCAACAAAGGAGGATTCCCTGATGGCAACCAAGAAAGAAGACACCGCTCCCGAAGTGCAGGAGCAGGAAGAACTGACCGAGGATGAAAAGCTGTGGGGCAAGATGGTCAAGATCAGGCTCCCGGTTATTCCCGGACAGGCAAAGCAGGAGGCGCTTTTCGTCGGCTGCAATACCCGTACCTGGGTGATTCCGCGCGGCGTGGAGATGGAAGTTCCCGAGTGCGTGGTTGAGATCATCAATCATTCCGAGGAAGAGATGATCCGCGCGGCGCAGTTCCGGGAAGCCAACGCGAAAGGCTGAGAACAGGGAGCGAAAACCGCTCCCTATTTTCAAACAGGAGGAAAGAGCTATGACGATTCATGACGCGATTGCAGAGGTTGATACCCTGAAACCGAACATGTTCGGCGAGAAAGAGAAGATCAAGTGGCTTTCCCGGCTGGACACGAGGATTTATCAGGAGATCATCTGCACCCACGAATACAACGAAGGCGAGGAAGAGATCACCTTCGACGGCTACACCGAGGGCGACGGGGAGAAGGAGCTGCTTGTCGGACAGCCATACGACGAGATGTATATCCGCTGGCTGGAAGCGCAGATTGACTATAACAACATGGAGTATGACAGCTTCAACAACTCCAACGGCGTGTTTGAATCAATCTATTCCTCCTTCCGCAACGCCTACAACCAGAGCCACATGCCGAAAGGCGCGAGAAAGATTTTTTACTGAGGTGCGCTATGGCATATTATCCGAAACTGAACACGAGAGGGACTTCCCGCGTGGTGGTGGATAACTTCAGAGGCTATAACCACAACCTGAGAATCCGGGACGGGGAATTCTTCGAGACCAAGAATCTGACGACACAGTATTACCCGATGCTGGCCAATCGCAAAAAGCGCGGCAGGCTGAACCGGTCGTTCACGAACCTACAGGCGATCATTGCAAAGGACGCCCTGTATTGGGTAGACAATGGCACACTGTACGCAAACGGATACGCGACCGGACTGACAGGCTTGCAGACAGAGCAGGAGACGCAGCTTGTCAGTATGGGCGCGTATATCTGCATCTTCCCGGATAAGAAGTACATCAACACGCAGGATTTGACCGACTACGGCAGCATGGGCGCGGACTGGAACTACACAGGAGCCGTCACCTATACGATGTGCCACTCGGACGGCACGTACTACACCGACGTGCACAAAGGCTCAGAGGCCCCGGAGAACCCACAGAACGGCACGGTGTGGATTGATATCACCGACGGCAGCGTGAAGGAATACAGCCTGTACACGGAGACGTGGACGATCATCGAGACCGTTTATACCCGGCTGGACTTCCTGACCATGGGGCAGCTCGCGACGGCATTCAAGGAATATGACGGCGTGAACGTCTCCGGCGCTTACTTTGAAGACCTGAACGGCTCGAAGATCATCTATGCCGTGGGCGGTGATGAAGTCACGAGCTATGACTATCTGGTGCTGATCGGCATTCAGGAAGAGCAGTTCACGCAGACCGGCGCGAGCATCAGCGTTTCCCGGAAGGTCCCGGACATGGACTTTGTGTGCGAGGCGCAAAACAGGCTGTGGGGCTGCTTCTACGGCAACGACGGCACGCAGAACATCAACGAGGTTTACTGCTGCGCCCTCGGAGACTTCCGAAATTGGGAACAGTACCTCGGCGTATCAACCGACAGCTGGCGGGCGTCCCGCGGCTCTGACGGCCCGTGGACAGGGTGTGTGAACTACTTCGGCACGCCGACCTTCTTCAAGGAGAACGTGATTCACCCGATTTCCGTTTCCTCTGTCGGCGCTCACCAGATTGGAGACATCCCCGCTCGCGGTGTGCAGCAGGGCAGCCACAAGAGCCTGCAAGTGGTGGGCGAAACGCTCTATTACAAGAGCAGAACCGGCGTCATGGCCTACAACGGCGGTATGCCCGCCGATATCTCGCAGGCGCTGGGCGAAGAGAAATACTATGAAGCCGCTGCCGGCGTCTTCGGGACCCGGTATTACATCTCCATGCGGGACGCCTACAATGCGTGGCACTTCTTCTGCTTCGACGCAGGCAAGGGCCTGTGGATGCACGAGGACGAGCTGCACGCGGAAGGATTTGCACAGGTGGGCGACGAGCTGTACGCGCTGGTATCGAACGGCATTACCGCCATCAACGGCACGGACGGCGATTTGGAGGGAGACTTTGAGTGGGCGTGCACCACCGGACTGCTGGCCTATGAACAGGGCGTGAGCGGGCGCGGGGCGCAGCCGGTACGCTATATCTCCCGGTACAACATCCGCGTGAACATGGAGAGGAACACCGGCTTCCAGATGTTTATCGAATATGACAGCTCCGGGATCTGGAACTTTGCGGGAGACTTCCACCTTCCGACCACCGGCACCGTGACCATCCCGGTACGGCCCCGGCGCTGTGACCATATGAGGCTGATGTTTGTCGGGCACGGAGATTTCCGCATGTACTCCATTGCCCGCGTGCTTGAGAGAGGAAGTGACGTGTAATGCCATTCGCCTTCACCGAGCAGCCGCCGATTGTCACCGGGCAGAACAAGAAAGACATTGAGAATCTGCGAGACTACCTGTTCCGCATGGTCAAGAGCCTCGGTGAAGCGGCAGGCGCGGACGTAAGCACCAACACCGGCGGCGTGTCCATCTCCTACGGGAAAGACGGGCAGCAGATACTAAGGACCAGCGGAGGCGGCGACGCGAGCAGCAAGGACATTGCAGCCGTGCGGAAGAACGCGCAGGAGCTTCGCAGCCTGATTATCAAGAGTGCCAAGAGCCTTCAGGATCAGATTGACAATATCGAGAACAACACCTTCTACATCAAGTACGCGGACGACTTTGCCGGGGATTACCCCGCGACGATGTACAACACCCCGACAGAGAACACCTATTACATGGGCGTGTGTTCCTCGACGGCAGCCACAGCCCCGACAGACCCGAGCGTCTACACATGGAGCAGGATCAAGGGCGACGGCGGCACCGGCCTGAACAGCGCAACCGTCTTCCTGTACCGGCGGGCAAACAGCGCCCCGAACAAACCCCGCGTGGACCTGACATACACCTTTGCCTCCGGGCGGCTGGACCTCGGCCCCGCTTCCGTATCCGGGCACAAGCTGATTGACGCGGATGTGACCGTATCGGGAACGCACAAGCTGAGCCTGAACACAGCAGAAGTGGAAGACCACCTTGCCAGCGTCACCGGCTGGACACAGGAAATCCCGGACACAGACGGGCGGCCCTGCTGGGTAATCACCGCGACGGCCATTGCCACCACAGCAACAGACGTGATTGCCGCCTCAGAGTGGAGCGAGGTCAAGAAGCTGGTGGAGGACGGCGAGCAGGGGCGCGAGGGCGCAGCAGGCCGGGACGGCATCAACGGGCAGAACGGACGGGACGGTCAAGACGGGCAGGACGGAAGCGACGGCATAGACGGCTACAACAACATCATTGTGATGCTGTACAAGCGGTCCGAAGAGGCTCCGACCATCGACTTTACCACCGACGTGACCTACACCTTCAGCACCAAAACGCTGTCAAACATTCCTGCAGGCTGGACACGGACGCCACCGGCAACCGGAACGGACCCGCTCTATGTGACCGCAGCAACGGCCATGAGCCGCACGGACACGGACACAATCGCCTATACCGAGTGGAGCACCCCGACGATGGTAGCGGAGAACGGCGAGAAGGGCACCCCCGGAACCCCCGGCGCGGACGGCCGGACGCCTTACCTGCATATCAAATACTCCAACGACGGCGGTGAGACCTTCACCGACAACTACGGCGAAGAGCTGGGAACATGGATCGGCATGTACACCGACTACACCGAGGAAGACAGCCGGGATGTGGCAGACTACGCATGGAAGCGCTTCTCCGACGACAGCGAGCTTCAGGCCATGGTTGAGGCGGGCGACGCAGCGGTCATGCGCTATGTGGACAGCAAAACAGAGGTATACAACGAGCTGTATGTCGCACAGTCTGACTTCGGCACCTTCCAAGAGAACGTGACCAGCATGATTGAAACCACCGCACGCGGCGTCGTGGAGCAATACGACTACGGCAGCAGCATCGAGAGCGTGCAGGACAGTATCAACCTCCTGCAAAGCTACTACACCAGCATTCAGGGAGAAATCCGGCGCGGCATTGTGGAAGACCCGGAGACCGGCGAATACGTCACCGGGATTGCCATTGCGCAGGCGCTGAAGTTCTCCGGCGAGTGCGGCCCCTCCGACGCGAGGAACCCCGGAGACGGCTACACCTATTACTACATGAACAGCGGCCAGACCTTCGGCCTCTATACGTCTGTTGGCTGGCAGTTCTGGATCGACGGATATAAGAAGGGCTGGTACAACAGCCAGGACGGGATGCTCCATGTGGCAAACGTCCTTGTGGAACAGGTATTGCAGATCGGGAGCAGCTGGCAGGTCAAGAGCAGCGCCGACGGCAGCGAGCTGGAATTCCTGTATGTGGGGAGTTAAAGCATGGGTACTCTAAGCTTATCTTACAAGAAAGCCCGCTCAAGCTCCGGCTGGGGAAGCTGGGCGGCAATCTCCGGCTCTGATATCATCGATTCAGCAGTCAGCTATCATTGCGTCTATGCCGCAAACCTCAGCCTGACCGGCGGGCAGCACATGACCGGGTGCACCGTGACGACAAACTTTGTCTCACGCGGCGCGACCTCTACCCGAACGATCAACTGTTACCTGTATACCTCTGACCCGACCGGCTATTCCTCCCCGCCTTCCGGTTATTTGGGAGTGGCGACGTATACGGGCGCTTTCGGCACCTACGGCGTCAATGTGCAGTTCAACTTCTCCGGGCTGGATATCAGCAGCGGCGGGACAGTCTACTTCTGGTTTCAGGATATTGTGTCCGGCGCGTCAGACTACATCTGGCACGAGGGCACGAACCAGTACACCGCGACACCGTATGCAAGCGGCGTCTTCACAGCGGCGGCGCTGTCGCTCAGTCTGAGCAGCACGAGCGTTACCACGGGCGGCAATCAGGTTGTGACCATTGGAAACGGCAGCGGGCGAACCTGCACGATCCGCGTCTATTACGGGAGCACACAGCTGTACGCGGCGGCCACGAGCACCGGGCAGCTCACCATCCCGGTGACAAAGAGCTGGTTTACAACGGCGGGCCTGACGACGGCGGCAAACTTCTCAGTCTCCGTGCGCATCGACGAGGACAGCAGCCTTTATCAGAGCTTCACCGTCATAGCGGGAAGCGACATGGCCCCGTCGGTCACGGCGGTAACGCTGGAAATCGTGCAGAGCGGGAACGCGGCGACGTACTTCCCTTCCACATATCTGGCGAACATCAGCAAATGCAAAATCTCCGCGACTGTGGCAACCGGCTCAAACGCGGCGATCAGAACCGTCAAGGCGACGTATTCCGGCGGCCCCTCCGCAGGCGTGACACTGACCTACAACAGCAGCACGGGCAAATATGAAGGCACGACACCGGCGCTGACAACCTCCGTCTCCTTCACGGTGACGGCGACCGACGCGAGAGGGCTTACCGGATACAGAGTTTCTTCACAGGTTACCGTGGTGCAGTACAACAAGCCCACCATCAACATCAGCAGCGCGTACACCTACCGCTGTGATTCCTCCGGGACGCAGGAGAGCGGCGGCGCGTACTGGCGGGCCATGGCAACGGCGAGCTACTACACCAGTCTGAGCGGGAACAGCCTTTTGCAGTTCAAGGTGACAATCAGCACCGGCACAACCGTCAACCTGACTTCCGGCGTACAGACGGCGGTGCAGGGCGGCAGCCTGAACCGGACAACCAACTACACACTGACCTTCACAATTCAGGACAAGGTATCAGACCCGATCACCAAGACCTTTGTACTGGAAAGCGTTACCCGGAACGTCGTTATCAAGCGAAACAGCACCGGCACGAGCGTAGGCGTCGGCACCACGCCGACGAAAACAGCAGGCAGCGGCATTGAGCTTCCTCTGACAGGAGATTTCCTTCTTGGTGGTCTTCAGGCCCTTTCTCTGATAAAGCCGCACACCGACGCCCTCGACGGCAGCACCTTCGGGAAAGACTTCCTGAACATCAACCAGAATCAGAGGATTGCGGAAGAAAACGCGGGCGCGTTCTTCTACCGGCCTGTAGCCAGTCTCAGCGAGTGGAGCAACGCCCCGGCGACGAACGACACCTATAACTGGCGCGGCTACCGCTTTGTGCTGTGGTACAACGCGAGTTTCCAGATGGTGATTGTGTTCGAGTTCTACCCCTATCCGGGAAGAATCTGGTCTAATTTCTATAACGGCTCGCTCGGCTGGACGGGCTGGCGATATACACAAGCGCTTACCCCATCAACATAAGAGAGGAGAGAAAAAAGATGGCAACAAAAAGAGAAGACGAACTTGCTCAGCCTGTACTGAGCGAAACGCCGGCCGCAGCAGCCACAAACCCGAACGGCAAACCAACCTACACCGGGAGCTTTGACGATCAGCTCAACGATATCTTCCAGAGGATCACCAACCGCGAGCCCTTCCAGTACGATGTGAACGCCGATCCCATCTATCAGGCGCAGAAGGACCGGTTTGTCCAGGGCGGCAAACTCGCCATGCGCGACACCATGGGGCGGGCGGCGGCTCTGACCGGCGGTTATGGCAACACCTATGCACAGGGCGTCGGCCAGCAGGCGTATGACGCGCAGCTTCAGGGGCTTACCGATGTTATCCCGGAACTGTACGGCATGGCCTACGACATGTACAAGGACAAGGGCGACGACCTTTTGACGGAATACGGCCTTCTCGGCGACATGCGCGACACGGAGTACAACCGCTTCCGTGATCAGCTTTCCGACTGGAATTACGATCAGGAAGTGGCGCGGCAGCAGGAAGAGACCGAGTACAACCGGCGCAGAGACGAAGAGAACACTGCCTTCAGCCGCCAGCAGCAGGCATACAGTAACCTTGTGGCCCTGATTAAAATGAGCGGATATCAGCCGACCGACGCGGAACTTGCGGCGGCGGGGCTGACCAGAGAGGCAGCCAACGCCATTCAGCAGGAATACACCCGCAGCATCACCCCGACGGCCACGGCAACCGGCGGCTCCGGTGGCGGCAGCAGCGGCCGTTCTTCCGGCGGCGGCGGCGGGGGCGGCGGCTATCGCTCCGGCTCCGATATCGCGGCATTGCAGCGGCAGCTTAACGCCATGGGCGAGAACCTTGATGTTGACGGCATTCTCGGACCGCTCACGCAGGCAGCGGCGGCGCGGCACGGTATCAGCATCGGCAGCGGCGTCTATACCCCGACCAGCACCGGGAACACCGGCAGCACGGGAAGCACCGGAAGTTCCGGTAACGGAGACCGTGTTATCACGGATCAGAACGGCAAGCAGCAGACTGTCAACCAGTACGGCGAAGTCCGAACCGGGAACAACCCGACGCGCGGCGAAGTGCAGAGGGCGGCTGACGCGGCGCTTGCCAATGGCGAAATCACCTACGCAGAATACAGAACGATTATCCGAGGCATCCACTAAGGAGGCTAAATATGGCGAAATCCAGATATGAAGAACTTCTGAACATGGCACACAGCGCCACAAACGGCGCTGGTGCCGCCTTTTCGCGCGACGAACAGGGCAACACCTATGTCGATACCTACACCGGCAACGGGCAGGAGCGGCAGCAGGTAGCCTTTACCCCGGACAAGCCTGTTGAAGAGCGGCACAGCAAGTATGAAGAGCTTCTCAACATGGCGTATCATGCCACGGGCGGCGAGGGCGCTGCCTTCTCCCGTGACGAGCAGGGCAACGTGTATGTGACCCCGTGGGAAGCCACGAAGAAGCGCACGGAAGAGACGCAGGCAGCCAAGACGGGCGGCGTGTACAAGCAGGAAGACATGAGCACTGTCGATAAGGCGGTGGACAGTCTTCTCGGCGTAGACCGCACGCAGGTGACCGGAGAGAAAACGAACTGGTGGCAGCTCCTGAAGGGTACCGTCTCCAAGGGCCTGAACCAGTGGAACAGCCTGAACTGGAA